TTTTAGATAAACTAGGCTTAACACCATTTTTATTAGCCTCTTTTATTAACTCTTGGTATTGAGGATCTTTATTACCCCAAAATAATCTACCAGGTATAGGTACGTAATCTACCCTAGAATTTACGTTTTTCTTATATTTGTCTTTATTTATTTCTACAACTCTACCATCTTTAATAACAGCATCAGCCATTTGAATATACTCTCCATCAGTAGTTTTAAAATATTTTTTTACTTTTTCTATACCTTTTTTCTTAGCCATAGCGTAGTTGTTATACTTGCTATTAGCGTCTCCATAGAAGGTCTGTCTACCACCACTACCCATTTTACCAGCCTCTATAACTTGTTGTGTTAAGAAACCTTTTTTAGCAGCATTTAAAACACTTTTGAATATACCATCTCTAGTTTTTTCGTTTATAGGATCTTTACTTAGTTCAAGTATTCTTGCTACATCATTTTTAGAAAAAGCTCTAGAAAGTTTTAACAACTGAGTGATATCATCTGGGGTGAAATTAAGCGGAGGCTTCTTCATCATCATAGATCTAGGATCTCTCTGAATCTTTTTAGATATTAAAGCTAATTCTGGATCACCTTTAAATATACTAGGTATCATATCCTTACCTAGTTCAAAACTAGAACCAGTAGCGATAGTTGTCTTTCTATTACCTCTTAAACCACTTTTAACTTCTTTACCAGTTTTTTTACTTGTAATTTTTAATGGTGGTAGTAAATAATCTACTAGTTGTTTGTCTGTAAAATCTTTGAACTCATACAAGTTAACACCTTGCTTAGTATTTTCTACGTACACTTTATCATCAAGCATAGCTTTATCTATATCAGCTTGCTTAGTTAATCTAACTGGTGGTTTAGTAAATAATCTTTCAGAAGGTTTAGTCATAGATTCTAGTTGAACGAAAAACTGAGGTGTCATAGTTTCCCTCATTTTAGGTATGAATTTCATTCTCATAAAATCTGTATAATTCTTACAAGTACCTAATTGCTTCTTAACTGTAGGGGCTAGCTTTTGTTCTATAACATTCTTAACAAATGGTAAAAATTCTTTTGAATCGGCTTTAGGTCTTACTCCTTCTCTAATCTCTAGTATAGCTGTTTCTATATTATCTTCTAATGATTGATCTACAAAGCCAGGTACTTTACTTTTTAACTTAGACCTTGGAATTACTTTTTCTTTTCTAAATTCAGCTCTTCTTTCTATATCAGAAGTTGCATTAGCATCTTCGACGTCAAAAGCTTTACCAGTACTTGTAGGTTTATCTATAGATATAGTGCCTTGCTTAGGTTTGTACTTGTTTGTTATATCACCTATTCTATAGTTTACTAACTCAGAAACTACAAACCCTCCAACATTGTCATTTTTACTTGGATCAAATCTCATTAAACTTTTTTCAATAAAGTGAGATTTAATCTCTTGTATTATACCGTCTGGACCATACAAAGGTTGATCATAAACTGTCGCATCAGCTTTATCAACATCGATACCATTTTTTCTTAACTGAGCTTTAATAATATTGTCTACTAAGTTAGATGTTTTAGGTGGAGCATCTTCAGCAAACAGGTCATTATATAATAATGTTTGTACATCAGCAGCTGTATTAGCGTTAGCAGCAATACTATTTATTTGTTCACCAATTTGTTTTATCTCTGTATTAGCCGCTTTAGTTTCTTTTACTTGTGATCTATTTCTAGGTCCAGTAGTTTTTATATCTCTGTCTTCTGCGAAACCTTCATCAGCAAATCTTTGTAGTCTCTTAGATTTTTTACCTGTTTCTAAAGCAGATCTAGATTCTTTTATTAAGTCTATAACGTCATCTATATTTTTAGGTTCTTTTATAGGTATATTAAAAGCTCTTCTGTATATATCTTTTATACCAAACTTAAGTTGTTGTCCTAAAGATCTATCGTCTTTTATTCTATTAACTAAATTTTTGTCAGTTAGTCTATCAGCAAACAACATTATAAACTCTTCATTTAGTTCTTCTTGAGTATAATCAGGATCATTTTCATACTGCTCGTAAAACTTTTCTATTTCTTTAGCTATTTTTTGGTTGCCAGGTGAATTTGATAGATAAGTTCTTATAATATCCACCATGTTTTTACCAGCTTGTGGATTCTTCGCTAAAGCCTCTCTAAAAAATTCATGTCTTTTTTCATGATTCAATAAAGTTTCTACATCAGTGTCTTTAGATATTATTATTTGCTGCTCTCCGTTAGAATTCTGTAATATAGCAGCTCCTCCATTATTAACGTTATTAATAGCTTTATCTATATCTTTCTGAGAAACATCTTCAATTGTTATTTGAGAATTAGTATCTTGATCAGGACTTGTTACTATTATAGAAGTTTTAACGTCATTAGTTTCGTTAGCTCTGTCTATAGAGTCTTGTACATTTTGATTTGCTTTATCACCTAATATAGATAATTCTTCTTTTATAGTTTTTATTCTATCGTATTTACCTTTATTTAATTCTGGATTTTTCTTTGTTCCATCAGGGTTTGTTAAAGATTTCTCTATAGTTTCCAACTCTGTAAGCAATGAGTAAGCTAATCTTTGATCTGCAGAGCTCAAGTTAGGGTTTATAGATTGTATCTTGTCGTGAAAATCTTCAGCTGATTTTATCTTGTTATCATACTTCTCTCTTATAGCTGTAGCTTCTTCTACATTTTTAGCTTTACTTATTTCAGTTTCAGCTTCTAAAGTCATCTGATCTACATAGGTCTTTATGTTGTCACTATCTCTAAGTATATATAAACTTGACCATTGGCTATCTGCTAACTTAGCTAACTTATCTGCACCAAAATCCTGTATCATTTCTACAGTTGTACCTATAACAGCAACAGGTCCAGTAGCTATAGCACCAAGTGCAAAAGTTTCAAACAACTGATCCATGTTTTCTTTAGAGAAAAAGTCTGGCTTATAAAAACCTGTTGCAGCATTTCCTGCTTCAGCTCCATTATAACCCTTTAAATAATTTAACATGTTAGCAGCGGACCAATCGAATACGTCTTGAGAAACTTCAGTTAAACCCTCACCTGTCATTTTAATACCACCGGTTCCTATAAACTTTCCAGTTTTTAAAGCACCGTTTTTCATGTACTCTATTATAATGTTATCTACATTTCTAGCAATATCTTTACCTCCCGTAGCAAAAGCTTTTTCTAATATATGATTTATAACTTTGCCACCTACTTTCTCCGTAGCAAAATCAATACCTAATTGTTCTAATTTACCCATAACAAAAGAAGTTCCCATGGTATATAAATACTTCTGAGAACTACTCATGCTAGCAAATCTAGGATCTTGCATTTGCTTATCCATATCATTTGCTATTTTTAAGAACATTGGGTTTGTCATCATCCCAACAGTTTGCTTTATTATATTTTTACCTCCCATAGAAGCTAATGATTTGGCACCAGCTATCGTAGGTGTTCTCATCATTGTTGACATTAACGATTTTGCTTTTTTAACTTTACTAGCACTTTTAGCAAAAGTAAAAGATTTACCTAAACCTCTAGTAACTAAAACGTCAAAGATCATATCAACCATTGCAGCATGAGCTTTTCCAGCGAAGCTTTCAGAAAAAGCTTGTCTAAAAACATTATCTTCATCTACAGCAAAAACTGAAGATGCAGCTTCAAACTCTCTCTGCATTTGTTTTATACCTTGATCAAAGGTTTTCATATCTTCTTCGTCATATAAACCAACTAGATTACCACCTTGGGACATTGTTCTAACAACAGAAGTAACAAAACCACTCATTGCTCTAAAGTAATTATCAGTGAATTGATTTAACGTTCTTTTACTATAGTCTGCAATAGTGGCGTTATCAAGAGCTTTTTCTTTAGCTATATCGTGAAGTATCTTTTCTCTTTCAAACGTTGCTGCGTATCTTTTGTTTATACTTAAGCTAGCATCTTGGTAAAGAAAGCCAAGATACTCTAATTTTTTCATATCTTGAAGAGCATTTACAGCAAACTCGTCAGCATAACCTTTTTGTTGTTTTATATAGTCATTAACTGTCATAGCCTTTCCAGCTCTTCTATCAAAGTAAAGTTTATTATTTACATCTTTTATATTATCGTTATACCCTATAACTATTTCTAAACCTGTATCTTTGTGTATTATAACTTCATAAGCTCTTTTACCCTCTTCAGTTTCATAAGGTCTTTTACCTCCTTTACTAGTCCAACCAAACTCCTCTGTCATAGGCATGTCAAGAACTTCAACCATTCTATTGTATTTAGCTCTATCAGCTTCAAACTTTTTGAAAAGTTTATTATATGCTTTTATATTTATTTTCTCCCCATTTTCGTGCATTTTGTATAACCTATCTATTTCAGCTGCTTTAGATGTTAAGTCAGCTGCTAAAGGATTTAATTGATCATTTAATCTTGTTTGGTTATCTGCACTTGTCTTTTTGAAGGTGTTAAACATAGCTGTGTTGCTACCAGGACCTTCCATACTATCTTTTAATATCTTAACTTCTTGGTTAATTATAACTAATTGTTTTTGCTGAAATTCTAAATCTCTTTGGGTTTGAGCATTTACATCTCTTTCTATTATATCAGAATTAAAAGACTTTCTAGCTTGCTGTTTGTTTTCTATTAGGAATTTTACAAGATCTTTGTTACTTTTAGATCTATCTACCGACTGGTAGTTTCTTTTATTTCGTTGATTGTTGTCATACCATTCTTGTGGATTCTCAGGAGTTACCACACCTATTTCGTCAGCATCTAGGTTAGTAGCAAGCATAGACTTTGCAGGTTCACCAGTGGTAGCGTCTTTTATAATCCCCTCACTTGTTTTAACTGGTTCGCCTCTTTCGTCAAGTTCTACATTAGCATATATTTTACCATCTTCTTCATTATAGTAAAAACCAAAGTCAGCCCAAGTGTCATAATTAAAACCTGTTCTTTGATCTGAAGCTCCTGTGTTTTTATCTTTTTTACCCGCAAGATCTTCACTTGTTATTTCACCATTTAATATATCATCTGCAAATTCTTCAGCTGCCTTGTCAAAGCTTAAGTTAACATCAAGCTCTAAAGTACCATCATCATTAACAGCGAAGTATTGTGCGTCCATATTAGGGTTGTACAACTTAGATGTATACGGTACGCTGTTAATTCTTTTAGTCATTTGTAAGTTATAGTCAGATGGTCTTTTGATATCTACGCTTGCGTCCACTTCAATGTCACTCAAGCTTTTACCTCCTATATCTATACTTGAAGGAGCCATAACATATTTTAACTTTCCATCTACCTCAAACACAAGTTTGGTTCCACTAGATAATTTCTTACCTTTAACTAAATCTATATCTTCTTGAACTACTTTTTCTTCTACAGGTTTTTTCAATAACCTACCAGAAGCATCAAATATTTCACCACCAGATGTAACATCGTCTTGAGACATAACATCAACATCAGTAGTTATTCTTTCTATGTCTCCGCTAAATCTAGGTATTATACCTACTAGTTTTGCATTTTCATAATCAGGTCCTAGTTCTTCTTGTATAGACTTTTTTTGTTTTACTAAATCCTCATCTATACCATAGTTATTATTTTCGTCTATCTTTATAGTAACAGCTTCTGGATTTATAGCACCTATATCACTCATAAAATCAAAAGACTTAGATAAAGCAGCTTTAACAACTTGCTCTCTAGTTACAGGCATATTGTTTCTTCTTTTATCTTCTAAGTATTCTGTTATGAACAAATCTAACTTATCATCACCAGTATCTATCTTTAACTCTTTGTCTAAGTTTATATTCTTATCTCTACCAGAAGTTTTTAGATTTGTTTTCTTTTTTATTATCTTATGTAACTCCTCTTTTCTAGCAGCTATTTGATTATCACTTATCTTTTTTAAGTCTACTCTAGTACCTGTAGATGAGTCTTTTTCTTCTTCTGGTTCACTTACTTCTTCTACTGATTCTGATTCTCCACTTTCCGATATTATACTCCCTGTACTTGGTATTATCGAGGGTTGATCGGTCTCTACCGCTACCACATTCGCAGAGTTTACTGTGGCAGCTTTTTTCTTTTTTTCCTCATCATCAACTTCTTCAAAGTCAGTTGGAACCTCTACTTCGTTTTCTTCAATTAAAACAAAATCTTCTGGTAATTCTAATTCCTTGTTATCGCTCATATTGAATTGTATTATCTATATTTTTGTGAATTATTATAACCGTCTTCGGCGAATTCTAGTATTTCAGCATAAGTTTTTGTGCTGTTTTTTGGTTTAGCGTTCGGATCAAATGCTCCTTTAGCTTTTGGATTACTCTTGAACAAAGCTATACCATTTTTCAATCCCTCTATTCTCTTTTCATACAGTTCTTGTCTAGCTGCTTTAAGTTTGGCAACATCAAGATTTTTCAAGTCAATAGGTTTCTTCTTTCCTGGGTTAGACGGATCATTAACAACAAGTTCTGCAGATGTTGGAGAATTAAATCTAAAAGCTCTATCACCATCCCAGTCTCCGCCGCTTGCTATTATAACAAGATCTGTTGTTCCTCTACCGCTGTTAAACTTCCAATCAACTAATTCTTTTCTTACGTCTTCAGGTAAAGCGTCAAACTCTGATCTAGATATACCTAAGTCAGTTAATATAGTTTGCTTACCTCCATACTCTTTCTTGCCGTTATCTTGACCTATTATATAATCATTTACTGAATTTATAAACTTCTCCTCGTTATTACTTCCTTTAGCATTTTTAAACAGGTTTGCTAAAGCAGGGTTAGCACCACTAAAACCATAACCTGTAACACCTCCACCACTAGAACTTCCCATTAATGTTTCAAAGTTACCCATTGATCTTATATAATCATCACCATCGTTTTTCATTTTCATAACCGGATAACCACTTACAGCTTTACTAGCATCTACTTTTTTGCCATTAAAGTCAAAAGTTACTGCATTTGTTTGAGGGTCTACAGTTACATTAGCACTATAACCATTATTAGCACTTGAAGCTGTAGCAGGAGCTGCAGTGTTGTTAGCTGGTATTGTTTGCTGTACATTAACAGCTTGACCAGGTGCTATGTTAGTATTACTTGTTGCATTACTTTGTTTACCACCTGTTGGTAAGTTTTCTTTATCAGTTACAATTCCTGGGTCTTGTGGCTGTGCAAGCGTTCTCTTGTATTTCTTACCATTTGATAATGTAACCACTTGTCCAACCTTAGCGTTTTTAATGAGCTCTTCGTCTTCCTTAACGTTATTAGATGTAATAAATCTTTGACTCAATCTAGACGCGCCAGGTGCATCAAAATCATCTCTTCCTAATTGTTTGTTTAATTCTCTAGCTGTAGGATTTCCATCAGCGTCTACTTTAGGCTCATTAGCTTGAGCAGCTTTCATTCTGTTCTCTACGCTTTCTCTTCTTATATCTTGAGTGTTTTCAGTAACTGTTTTCTCAGACATGTAAGATAACATAGGTCCGTAAAAAGTATTGTAATACTCTTCATACTCAGGAGATCCAAAAACAGGTGGTGGATCTGGGTATTCTAAATCTTTTGTTATACTAGTAGGCATCATATCCTCCCATATACTTTCTCCTTCTTCACTTATAATAGCTCTAAACATACCACCGTCTAAAAACTTTGTTGGCTTACCTGTTCTATAATCTATCTGTGGACCTCCTTTTAAAGACTCTATAAGTTCTTGTTCTTGAACTTCAGTCATATATCTTTGTGCGTTAGGATCATTTGGATCAGCATCTGAAACCGTAGTGTATTTAGCTTGGTATTGACCTTGTTTATCTTTTGTAAAAAAATCGTAACCGTCTTTTAATTGCTCTTTAAGATCTGGAACTAACTTTATATATGGATTGTTTTTATCTACTACAGCTTTATTAAACTCATCCATGTTAAGTATAGCACCTGTTTTCGTGTCGGTAAGTATTATGCTACCACCATCATGACTTATACTTATGTCATTTGCTAAACTACCACCTCTTCTCATTTTATCTATAATATTTAGCTGAGGTGCTAATGCTCCAGTTACACTAAGGGTACCAGCAGCACCAGCTCCCTCTTTTCTGTAAATTTCCATAGCATCATCTATAATCTGTCCTGTAGCTAAAACGTCACCTATACCTTCTTTATACTGGTCTACTAATCTTTCTATTCTAGCTAAATCTTGTCGTGCTAGTTGAGGATTTTTATGTGTACCATTGTCTAAGGCAGATTGTATATCGTTAAACTCACCTATTAGACCAAAGAAAAACTCCTCACTCTTCTTATTAAAATCATCATATGGACTACCAAACTTAGCCACCTTATCGTTTAGTTTGTTAGATCTTTTTAGTGACTCAGCTGAGAAAGCTTCTAAACCTTTTTTCTTTTTAACCTGTTCGCTAATGGCACCCATAGTTGTATTAACAACTGTACTTAAGTTTTGTGCGTTTCTAGTAGCTTGTTCATCCATTGCTTGGTTATAAAGCTGTCTAGATTCTTTATAGATATCTCTATAAGGCTCGTAATTAGTTTGTGGCTTACTGTAACTCATATTAACTGTATATACTATTGTTTAATTCTATCTGGTTCATTGCTGATTGAGCTTGTAATTCGGCATTTCTAGCAGCGTCTAATTGATTAGCTGTTCTATTTATATCAGCATCTTGTCTTTTCTCTGTAATACTAAACCTAAACTTTTCACCTTCTGCTTTTAGTTTTTGTACGTTATCAGCGCCTTGAGCTGCAGCTCTAGCATTAGCTACTTCTTGTTGTTCAAGTTTAGCAGATATACCTTTCTTGCTTCGTAAAGCAGCTTGTGCTAAAGCAGTAGCACCACCAGCGCTTTGACCGGTAGCTGCCATAGTATCTAATGTATTAGCTAAAGCTATATCAGCTTGTTCAGCTTCAAACTCCGAAGCCTTAGTAGCTACTGGCAAGTTAGCAAATTCGTTAGTTATATTTTCGTAAGGGTTTATAGCCGCCTGTCGATTTCTAACTAAATAATTCAACTGTTGCTCTTTTATCCTAGCTCTACGACCAAGATTATTAATAGCATTTTTCATGTTATTAAGTTTTGGATCGTTAGCACTTTGTTCTTCGTAGGCGTCTTTTGCTTTGTTACCCATGTTATATTTTTTTAATTAATTCAGTATAATCAGTTGCTCCCATAGAAAAGCCCATATCTACTAAACTTTTATTAAACTTACTGTTGTTACCCCAAAAGAACAAGAATTGTCCACCATCTTTCTTCCATTCTTCCTCACAAGCTTTTATTAGTTCTGTTAATACTTCTCCTCTATTTTCTTCTCTGTAGTTTTTATCTGAAACAACCCACTGTATAGCAGCGCTGTTAGAATTAGTTTTAAACATAAATATAGCGGAAACTGGAACACCGTCAACCTCTGCCATAAAACCAGTCTTAGGTAATATATCATGAGGAACTATAGACCCCTGCCATTCATACCACCATTTATCTATGTTTTTAAAATCTTCTTTTATTACTTCTCTAGTTGTTAATTTCATTATATTATATTATATTATTATTGAAAACCATTGCTTTGAGAAAACTCTGTACCAGCTGACCATAATTCTTTAATACCACCTGGATCAGTTGTCTCATCGGTTTTTATTTTAACTGTTGCAAAATAACCTTTTATACCTGTTAAGTCTGGACCAAATCTAACTTCACCAGGTCTAGGTGTAGACTTAGCTACTAAGTTCGCAACATACTTATTTTCTTTTCTATTAAAACCAGCTCTTGTTGGTTGTTGTGTAACTGGATCTAAATACAAGCCTTCAGCGTAACTTCTTATTCTTTTTATGTCATCAGCAAACTCAACCCAAGTGCCATCCACCGAATCAAAACCTTCTTTACCAGATTTAAAAGCTTCCACTTCCCAACCACTACTTCCTTCATAACTTATAGTGCTAAAAGTCTTCATGATGGAAGGTCCTTGATTAAACACAAAGGTTATATCTGAACCGTAATCTACATCATAGAATCTAGACCTAAAAGTTAACTGAGGAACGTCATCATAGTAATGTTCATAAACATCATTCTTTAATGTAGTGTAGAATTTATTTACAATACTAAACATAAAGCTAGGTATAAAATCCATGAACGAAACCCAGCCGTTTATTTTTTCATCAAACACTAAAGTTTCATCTTTATGACCTATACTACCAGTATTAAAATCTTTCATACCTGGAGTCCTTTGTAATGACACAACATAGTTTTTATTATGTATATCCCAACCACCAATTATTTGCGACTTGTTGCTTACTTCAAAGTTAACAACGTCTCCAACTTCTCTTTGATCAACTACAGGACCACTTAAAAATAGCTTTTTAGAACCATTATTATCTAATATTACGCTAACCGTTAAATCGTTAGGCGTAAAAACACCGTTGCCAAAATTGATTTGCATCCCTGGAGTTATCAAATCTATATTATCTCCTTCTACATTTAATATAAAAGAGTTTGCACCAGCTACTTCTGAAACAGTGCAAGATATAAAAGGTTTGAAATTGTTAACTGAACTATCAAAATTCATTTCAGCTAAATTATCTCTAAACCAATCCATCATACCATACATGCTTATCTCAGTTAAACCGTCATTAGATAACCTCATTATAGCATTTCTATTACGATCAGCAAAGTATTTCCTATAGTTATATATTGCAAAAGATTCTGGATTTTTACTTATTCCATACTCTCCTTTATATGGTGTTAACTGACCTATTACAGCTGCACCTGCTTGAGTTTGAGTACCACTTTCTGTTGTATATATAGTGTCTTTGTCAATTAAAGCCCTATGTATTCTATTTTCTTGCCAAACTATCAAGTTGGTGTCCTCAGCATAAGTTAACTGTATACTACCATGTGAAGGATCCATAGATCTAGTTATGTCTGTTCCTACAGAAAATACGTTAGTTTGATTAATACCAGTTCTAGAGTTATATATACCTGAGTATATTAAAGTTGCTTTTCTATTTTGTTGAAGTGGATTTGGATCATCTAAATAAGCTCTAACTCCTTGTCTAGTTGAAGCGTTGTTAAAGCCACCTCTTATCCTGCTTTCTTCTATGTACCAATTATCTGCGGATTGATTAGCGTAAGTACCATAACCACCTTGCTTAGTAGCTCCAGGCCACCACGTACCATTTTGTGAAAAGAAAACGTTAGACCTTTGTGACCTTACTTTTCTTACTATATATGAATTAAAAAAATCTACTTCTATAACTAAACTCATAATCTATATTTTATTAACCTCCTGGATCTGGATTAATTCCATCGTCCGTTGCATCAGACACACATAAAGGACATATTTCATTAACACTAGCATTAGTAGCTGGATAAACCTCTAAACCATCTGCAGCTGTGTTATTTGCAACCGCTTCGTTCCACGTAGCTTCATTTGTTTCTCCCCATGCTGCCAAGTTAAAACCTGGATTTCCATTATCTCTAATCCAACATGATTGATCTGGAGGAGTAGGATTTAAGTGTAAGAAGTCAACTCTTACCACACATGGTCCATCACTTGGCATTGGTGAATATGTATCTTCAAACCTAACAACTACAGCTCCTTGTGTTGAGAAATCACAACTTAAACCATCAGTAGCAGAAGGGTTGTTAAAGAAGTATCTGTAACTAACAGGCTCTTCTTGTATACATCTTTCATCCGCACAGTTTGTAGCAGTTGAGTTTTCTATAGCTATCAAACCTCCATTGAGAACTGTATCGCAAGACTCACCCTCTATAGTATAACAAGTCTTATAAGCTGCAAATTGAACAACAACAACGTCACCTGTTTGAAAGCCTTGACCTTCTATTATACTTTTTCTAATTCTTAAATTTCCTGGACCACTTGTGCTTTCAACACATTTAGCTAAATCATAAATAAAAGTTCTGCATTCTATTTCATCGCAAGGATCGTTTATACTTCTAACAAACTCTACATTTGGAGTAGGTTGACCTTGATAACTTCCTTCTCTAGTATAACAAACTTCAGAACCCGTTATAGTTAATTCAAAAACAACATATGGTTCGTCAGAATCAAAATAAACAGTATTAGGAGCACTTAGATCGCAAGAGTCTGCACATTTAGTATATTCACTTAAACAAACTACATTACAATCAGTAACACCTGTTACTTCATCTTGTGTAATAGTATCTTGTCCTTCTGGTAAATCTCCTATAAACTCACTTGCTAAATCGTAAGTTTCACAATTATATATAAAAGCAGTTATGTTCTCACCATCAAAATCAAAAGGCAAGCTAGAATATACAAAGTCACTATTGTCAGAACAATTTGTATATCTAATAGCATCTGCTTTAACAGGCGGTTCAAATGGATCTGGATCTGGTGGTATTGGAGTAGCACTAGGCCCATCAGATATTTCATTGTTTAAAGATGATATTAACCCAGTAGTTGACGTTTCCCAATATATGTCTAATCTAGTTTCTGTTGGCTTAACTTCTACAGCTGCAAATATACTTTGAGAACTAGTATTGTCAGGGTGAATACCTATTGATCTTCTATCTGCCATACCTAAAGCTACCATAACAGGATTGTTAGAAGCAGACCAAACACCTTTAGACTTTGGATATTCAACAGAGGCATCTTGAGGTTCTTGAAAACCTAAGTCTTTCATTTTACCCCAAGCAGCAATAGACGCGGGAGTTTGACCATAGTAAAATTGTGTTGAATAATCCGCTATTTCATCACCTGGTTTAACATGTGCACCTACTCTAGGGTAAACTAATGTATCACTGGTACCAAATTGAGTTTGCTCTGGAGTTACCTCAATAAGATCCGCAGGAATTTTATTTACATTGTCAGATATTAAACTAGTACAATAAAAGTCTCTATATTGAAGAGCAGCACCACCACCAGTGTTTTTCAAAACCACTTGATCAGTAGTGATGTTTGTTATTTGTCCTAAATAAACATTATAATATTCTTCAGCTTGCTGTTTAACCACTACTTTATAAGTATAAAAACCAAGGGCGTTTCCAGGTGAGTGAAAGGTAACCGGTTCATCAAGTGCTATTTCAACATCAGGTTGAAAAAATATAGCACCATTAGGATAGTTATTATCAACGCCTGATGGTATAACACCGTCTACAACACCTATAAATGGTTCTTCTTCTTCTAGTTCTACAGCTGTTATTATATCACCTACAGTTACATTGTTATATTTATCAGCATTACTATCTCCTTGCGGAACAAAAGCTCCTCCATTGTCTAAGTTTTGTTCACCTATTTTAACATACTCTTTAGGTTTGTATAAACCTGGATAACCCTCTATATTAGCTAGTGTACTTGGTATTACATCAGTCCAAAGAAGTTTTATAGAGTCTCCCATCCAATCAGAAGGTAGTAAATCTTCTACGCTATCTGGGTAAGGATGATAAACAGTAGATGCATCAAATTGCTCATCGCTATTATCTTGACTTTGTGCAAAGTTAGTTAATGAAGAAAGCACTACATCTGTTTGTCTTCCATATCTATCTGACAACACTATTCCTACTTGGTATGTTCTGTTTTGTTTAACAGTGTGATACGGGTAAGCAACCGCCGGTAATAAACTTTGTTTACGTACCTCTGGATAATTCTCTCCTATTCTAGAGTATTTACCAGGTGTATATTTTTCACTTATAGTAACATTATAAGGTAAACTCTCTGGTGGTGAATGTTTATCTAGTATATTCCCATATATAACTCTATTACCCGATACAGATTGAGTTTTAGCCCTTACAGGAACTTTGTCAAAAACTCTTATTGTTTCTTTTTCTGGTAGAGTTCTAAAAGGCTTTTTAGATTGATAATCGTAAGTAAATATTTTAGTATTATTTTGAGAAAAACCTGGATCAGTTAGAGGTATTGTTTCTATAATAGACATAGCTAAACCATCAGACTCGTGGTATATTATATCTACTTCCTCTATTTTTAATCTGTCTTTTAGTTCATTACAGTTAAACTCAAAAGGTATTTGTATATCCACATTATTAACAGAGTTTTCGAAAGTACTTATGGTTGTACTACTAGCTATTGATATAGCTTGATCTGAAAAGTTATTATCAACACCGGGTGTACTTTCAGTCACTATGTATCCATTTTGCTTAGGTATGAAAGCTGGTTGAGTAAATGGAGATATTAACGAGTATTCACCATCATCAAACTTAAATCTATAAGCAAACCTTATAAATTTATCTTCCATAAGTAATCTATCACCAGGCCAAGAGCTTATGTAATTAGGATTGTACCAACTAAGATAAGCATACTGACCGGTAAGATTATTATCAATAGAAGGATCTTGACAAGATTTATCTAATGTTATTTGATAACCAGTTACATAACCTGTAGTGTTATCTCTTACCTCAGCAACTTCTGTTATTATCGGTGGGTTTGCTATTTCGTGGCTAGTTATTTGCATACCAACCTGTACAACCCAAGCAGAACCAGTAACAGCAACGCTTAAACCACTCCAATCTGAAGATTTTAAATATTGATGAGGTGTTAAGTATTCATCAAACTGGTTTTGACTAGTAGCTGAAGCGAAAGTTATTGAACTTAAATTCTCACTTTCAAAAGGAGTAACGTCATTACCGCCACTCAATGGTGCTACAGATTGATTTAAGTTTATTTTGAAGTAAGCAAAATTTGGAGTTCCAGTAGTTGTTGATTTTCTTTCAATTATAAAAGCTCTAAATTTAGGAAAAGAATAATTGTCACCAGCACTTGTAGTATAACATATAACTTCCATACCTACTCTTAACTTATTTATAGTTTCTTGAGGGTTTGGCCCTATTATTTTATAATAAGTAGAAGGAATTCCAGCACCCACATCTTCACCTGGATAGTCTGTATCCCACAATTCAAACTCTGTAGAATCTAGTGTAGTTTCTTTTTGAAGTAAAGGCGGTTGATATGGATAATACTTAGCAACTGATATATGATCTTCATCATAGTAATAGTTTGGATCTTCAGCTGCTTTTTTCCAGTTAATTTTTCTAGGTTGATTTCTGTCATCTGTCCAGAACAATAAATCTTCTAGTAAATCTGAATTTAATATTTTATGTGTTTTAGAAAAGTTTAAAAATCTACCTTCAACTATGATTTTAGCGGGTCCAAATCCAGGTTTGTAAACTATTAAACATTTAGCATTATATGGAGCTGGATTATTTAAGTTGTTAAACGATTCGTCAGTGTAATCTGTACAAAAAGCAAATATACTGTTAGTTTCCTCATCTTTTATATAACCAATTATTTCAACGTTTGGATTATTGTTAGTGAAATTAGTGTAAAATGTATTACCTAAAACATTCTCTAAAGCACCTACGTCGTCTCCTTCTGATCTGCTTACGTTTACATTTCTAGCATCTCTATATTCTCCGGGTTGTAAAAGCCTATCGTCTAAGTCTTTATTCATTTTAGACTTGACGAAATTGTTTTTCATTTGAGCCATAGTTAATTTTTAATCCACTTAGATTTACCTCTAAATACTTGTATTATTTCATTTAATTTTATGTTCTGCAATCTTATTTTAGCGTTTCTCAACTGTGCTGATCTATCTCTTTTAAATCTCTGAACAAGATATTCTTGAACATTAGCTCTAGTTGATAATATAGAATAAGCTATATGCATGTACATGGCTTGCTCTGCCATCTTAGGTATTTTCATATCGTCTTCGTAAGCTAACCCATCTGATATATATTCTAAAATTATTAACTTACCAGCTAGATTTCCAGAAAAACTAAATTTACCTTCTCTTCTATTTATATAAAACCAACCGTTTCTTTGAGCATATTGTGGTTCTAAACCATATCTCTGACCGTAATTTAACTTCCACCAATCATAACTATACACAAAAGTATCGTCGCCTTCTAGATAACCTGTTATATTATTTACGTTTTCGGTTTTCCATCTTTGTTCAGTTAAAGACTGTGATGCTAACAAGTTGTCTTCTAAGTTATCGTGAGTAGGAACACCCTCAGCATCTTGTAAGGGAAGTTCAGTAGGGGACATTGTCAATGTGTCAGTTGGATATATAGTTCTTTGAACACCGGACTCATCTACCCAAGAAACTCTAACATAATTGACATAATCTTGTGGGATTATAACAGAAAGACTCGGTGGTATAGTTAACTCTTGAGATTTTATAGATTTTAAAGTATCATAAGAAAATTCTTGTAAACCTCTTTTAGCGTGCCAAATAACATCTGATCTTTTTACTCTAGGTATTATTTTATCAACACCAACGTAAGCAAACATAAAGTTATTTATAACATCAACTAGTGATATATATTCGTAACCTCCGTAGTTATTTTCAGTTGAAGGTCTATTAAGTTTTACAACTATTAAAGAATCTTCAGGTGGGATTGCACCAGCACTAAATCTAATTATGTTGGGATATAACAGTTGATAGTCTTGTTCACTTACAGGAACATTGTCTATAGTTATACTGAAATTAGTATTAGAAACACCAAAAATCGTGTCTATTAAATTAGTATCAAATGTGCATTGGTAGTCAGTTCCACCATAACCTACAAAACTTTGCTGGCCTGAATAGTACTGAGCATTTGTTTCTTTTATTAATCCCATTTTTTATCTTTTTTGATTTGCTTCGTTAGCTTGTAATTCTTGAGCAGCAGCTTGAATTATTTGCGGATCTTTAATTATTACACCGCTATACTTTAAAACTTCTAATATTACTTGAGTTTGAAAAGTTTCACTTAATTCAAAATCTACAGAGCCAGTTGAAGGAGTTATAGCAGAAGCTCCAGTATAAGCCTGATCCCATATATATTGGTCTAAATCACCAATACCATAAGCCCAAACAACGTTCTTAGGTTTTCTAACATAGTTAAATAATATATTACTAGTTGCTTGATTCTCAAAAGGAGGGTAAACAGTTAGTTTGTCTTTTTGGTAAGTTGCTATAGGAAAGTTTTTAGATGGTTGTAGTATTGGAGATAGTATCTGTTGGTTATATTCTCTTTTATCTAGTATAGATATTTCAGTGTTATTAGGGTAGTCAACGTAGTAAACAGAGCCTAATCTGTAAACACCTGGAGTTAAAGATTTTACTACAAACCTAGCTTCACTCACACCTGAAACTATACCTATTATATCACCCACTTTATAACCTGATCCAGGTTCGTTTATACTTATAGACATTACATTGCCACCTGTTTCATCTACATCAACTATACAACCCGAGCCAGATCCTGTTACTGCAAAAGTAGTTGCTAATCCATCTACGTTATCTACACCTGCATTAGTTATCATAGCATCTAAAACACCTGAAGAGTTGGGTTGTTCATATATGTTTGGAAACTCAAAACTTTCAGCTTCTTTAGTTTCTTCAAAAAATTGAATTTCTTCATAAGCGTGGTCTACTTTAGAAGCATACTCTGTTTCTAGCTTTGGCATTCTTAGAAACTGGGTATAATCAGCAAACAAGTTTTCAAAAATTTCTAATTGAACTTGAGTTGCTGTTTTATTAAATTCATCTGGTGTTAAATACCCTCTTTGTTCTTTATTAAGAATACTCAACACTGTTGTATATACCGTGTTTACATTTATAGCCATATCTTTTTATGTTTAAAAAAAAAGGTGGCGGTTAGGCCACCTATTTATTATCACTTGTTATTTAAGTTTTTTCTCTAAGGTTTTATAAACCTCTAAACCTTCATCAGTCTTAAACCAAGCAGCTAAGGCTGAATATGGGTTTTCATCAAATGGAACTGTGAACAATTTACGCCCATTACTTCCCCACTTAAAAGTTCTTTGATCCCCATCTAACTTTAGGAAACCTTCTTCTACAGCTACTATACCAAAGTTTCTTATTTGTACATTTTCATCTTGAGCTAATTCTACAAACAGCTCAGGATTTCTTTTAGCAAATAGCAGTGCATCTCTTTTAAGTTCTTTAGAAGTCATTTCTGATACTCTAGAACCTAACTCTGTTCTCATTATAGCTTCCATCATATCTACATCTAATTGTAAACACATGTTCATAGCTATAACTTGCATTTCCATATCCTCTAAATCTGAATGAGCAACTTGCTGCTCATCATATTCAGCGAATATAACACCTCTATGTGGGTGTTTACTTAAAAACTCTTGTAAATTTCTTTTTTCTTTAGGAACCATCATGTGACCTCCTTCAAATACAACATGCTTAAGAGTCACTTGACCTTTTTGTTCATCTACAAAAATACTCTCTTGATTTGTAGCATATCTTAATTCTCTTTCATAACCTTTCTCTTCGTCAAACCAAACTAAAGGATATCTTCTAGTGTGTTTACTTGGTATGGTATGAGTTAGTGGAGCTTTATTTCCTATTAGATAATAATTTCTATCTTTATATTCCCACTTTTTAGTAGGTGCTTTTTTTTCTTTTTCCATAATATATAATATAATAATTAATAAAAGACCCCGCCGAAGCGGGATCTTAATTGTTTACTTAGTTTGATTCAGTTACCTTAGAAGGTACGTATCCTCTTCCTACAATCTTAACTTCACCTCCAGCGCCGTTACCAGCAGCTACAGCTTTATTAAGACTTGGTGCGATAGCACCTTTAGCAACAACCTCCAATTCTTCACCTTTGGCCTCTTGCTTGTTTGCTTTAGTATATAACAAAGCAGCGGTTAAAGAAGGAGATCTTTCGAACTCAATTTCTTTAGCTGCACTACCATTAGCTTCGTAACTAACAATGTACTTTGTATCACTATCACCTTGTACGATTGACGCAACATTATCACAATTAAGGATTGTGTTGTCTTTTGCTATTATAATTGCCATAATTTCTATATTTTAAAATGTTAATAAATAATTAAGCTCCTTTGAATAACACGAAGTTATTAGCAGCTTGTGTAACTAAACATCTTTCAGATAAGAAATTAACTCTCATAGCATCAAGATCAGAAGTGTAAGCACCTCCCACAGATCCAGTGATCCATGACTTGTATCTTCTATCTTCTGTTTCAGAAGCTCTATATCTTACGTGTAAGAAAGGTCTTCTAATGTTAGATCCTAACATTTGGTCATAAACAGTTGTAGTTCCAGCTGGTACTAAAACACCATCAATTTGGTGATCCATACCTCTAGTTGTAGCATCGTTTAAGTATTTCCAGTCAGTTTTGTAGAAGTCATAAGAACCTCTTCTGAAACCAGAGAAACCAAAGTTAAGTGCCATTTCAGCTTCATTATCGAATAAACCATAAGAAACAGCTTGAGCAGAATTATATCCACCACCAGCTTGAGCAGCAATCATATCATCAAAATCAAGAGCAGTAGATCTTGATAAGAATAACATGTTTTCTTCAATAGCACCTTGCTTGTCTAATTGCTTTAGTATTTCATCAAAATCAGCTAAAGCACCGTTACCTGGTTGAGGCGCTCCAGAGAAACCAGAGTAAATATTACCTCTGTCTTCTATAGCAGCGAATAAACCTTCTGTACCTTTAACTAATGCATTACCACTATTTCCAAAAGAAAAGCCTACATCTGCTCCAGTGTATTTAACACCTTCAACCATTGACATTTCTAAGTAATCATCGAAACGTAATCTTGTTTCAGACTCAGACTTTAAATACCATAAGTATCCTGATGTACCATCTTCAGTAGCTACTTCAACCCATCCAATTTGTGCAGTATCAGAACCATTAATCTCGAAGTTATCTTTCATGATTATTGGTGTATTTGAATACTGAGTAAATTGTGGTTGAATAGTACCATTCATTCCAGTTGAACCTTTAGCAAATTCAGAACCATAAACAAATAGATCAGCACCTTCTTTAATTTGCTCGCTAACATCACCATAATCACCTTCATAAATAGTACAATCAAGTATATTATTTAATCCAGCTGCATTTTCTGTAACAGTTTGAACTAGTGCTTTACAGCTAGTTAGTCCAGTAGCAGTGTCAGTTAACAAGATAGTAGCACCTGGTCTAATAACACCATTAGGTGTTTGAGCATCTACAAGATTCAAAGTAACTTGTATACCGTTATTAGCACCCTCTGCAATCTCGTTATTTTTGTAAGCAACGTGTAATCTATTTTGCTCAGACCAAACAACTTGATCAGATGTCATTGGCATTTCAGCGCCAACCATTCTTAAAAAGCCAGATAACGTTCTGTTTCCATAACGCTCTACTTCTTGTTCGTATAATTCTGGAAGGTATTGCTGTGCAAAATTTCCTCCCTCATCTCCGGTAAAATCTAAATAGTTAGTATTTAGTGCCAATCTCTTTTGAGCTGGCGCAATACCTGGAGTCATATCAATTAATCCCATTATTATTAGTTTTAAGTTTTATTTTTTTTTACTTTTTATTTTTAACCTAGAACTATCGACGCCTGATATAGCTTTAACTTTAAAACCATTAATAAATAACTCTTCGTTGTTTTGTGGCCTAGAAGCCGTTTCAACGTTTTTAGATTTATTTATCATTTCTTTTACAGCATCAGCTTTACCTTGTTCATAAAAATGATTAGCTATATCATCTACATTATCTGCAGCATATAGAGCTTTATGATAACCTTTGTGATCTATTTCTTCTTCACCTGAAAGAAACTTTCCTACAAGTCCTTGAAGTTTACTTTGATCTTCGGCTAGCTTATCTACATTTTTAACGTCGTATCTAAATGTTTTTTCACCAAGGTTAAACTCAAAACCTTTGAAATCCTTAGCAAAATATTCTTTAGATTCGTTTTCAAATTTATTCAATTTGTTTTTTCTAACGTCCTGTTCTTTGTTATATCTATTGAAAAAATCCATAGCTTTTTGTTGTTCTTGGCTTACAGAGGGTTTCAACTTGATCTCCTCATAGTATTTAGCTTTTGTTTCTTCCAAAAAGTTTTTGGCTTTAGCAATTTCTTCTTTAAAAGCGAGTTTCTTTTTTCTTATATCTCGCTCTTCGTCAATGTCCTCATCAAACGAAAAATTATCTTCCATTATAAAGTCTATTTCTTCGTTATCTAAATGTGGTTTTGTTGACTTATAATATTCTTTAAGTATCGCGTTTTCATTCATTTCAGAATAATCCGTGTTCAACCTAACATAATCTTTTAAAGTCCCTCCAGTTTCGCTCATAAAGTCTACTAGTTTTTTAAACTCTGAAGGTAATTCGTAAACCTTTTCTTCTTTAATAGGTTCACTTTCTACTACAGGTTCTTTAACTTCTTCAGTATCCTCTTTCTTTACTTCACTTATTGAAACCTCTTGTTTTTCTTCAGCTACAGGTGTTTCTTCGACTTTATCTTCTGTTTCTTCGACTTTGTCTTTTTCTTTTTTTGACAAATCTACTTTTGATATTTGTGTATCATTGTTAAATTTTTTCGGCTTTTTCTTCATTTTGAATTCACCTTGAGACAATTCTCCTGCCTCATTTTCTTTTATTTCTTCTGACATAATATAATATAATAGTTAATAATTACTCGTTGTTCATTTCATTTAATTTCAAGTTTACTTGCTCTGCAGCACCTTCAAAATCTATTGGTAATCCTTGACGTTGTCTTTGGTTTATCATTTGACTTTGTTGAGTTCCTTCTTGTCTAGTTCTCTTATCTTTTCTATCTTCTATAAGCATTTCTTTTTTGCCTATACTTTCTATATCCATTTGCTTAAGCTGTTTATCATACTCATACTTAACCTGCATAAGCTCCATATCTATTTGAGCTTTTTGTTGCATTCTATTTATTTCAAATTGAGACTTACCCTGCTCTATTTGTAGAGTTGTTTCGGCTAAAGCTTGTTGTTTTTGCATTTCAGCTAAAGCAGCTCTTTCAGAAGCTTGAGCGTTAGCGTCTGCTTGTACCCTCATGTTTTCTTGAGCAGCTGCCTGGTCTGCCGCGGCTTTCTTTTTTCTTTTTATTTTTAAAACTTGATTAGCTAGTTTTAAATTTTTAATTTCCCTTATCTCAATAGCATCTTCTAGATTTATACTTTGTGTTTGAAGTGACACTTGTATACTGTTTTCTAATTGAGCTTTTTCCTCTTCATCAGGCATTAACTCTAAATATATACCAAACTCGTATAAGTTTAAATTATACATATCTTCTCCATCTCTAGCTTCGTTAAGACAAGTCACATCTCTCATCATTTGAAGATAGTATTGATAAGTCTGTATTAAGCTTTGCATTTTTTGTCCACCGGAAGAAGTTTGTAATTCCTGTATTGGAACTTTACCAGGGTTAGCACCACCGTCTTGTGTCATTGACCTACCAACTATACTACCAGTTTGAAAATACATATTCAAAGCTTCTTGAGGGTTGTATGTTGTACCATTACCTAAATCAACCTCAGCTAAACCATCAACATCTAAAAAAACACCATCAGGAACTATTCTAGCTAATACTTGTTGTAGCTTTAAATGAGTTAATTGAATCATGTCAGCAAAACCAGTCATACGACCAACTAAAGATTCTATACGGCCCTTATACATTTTAGGTGCACATATATTATAATTCATATTAACTTTAACTAAGTTGGAGTTTGGCCTAGTCATATTTTTAGCCAACTCCCACTTTAACATCATGTCTTGACCTAATATCTTAGCACCACTATATAAAACTTCTATAGACCTACTTACTCTTTCAAAGTTATCACTTTTTGGTGGGTTGAAAGTGTCTGGCTTTTCAATAGCTTTATCTAAACCTGTAGGCGTTTGTTTTATTTTAAAAACTTGATTACTATAGGTTTTATATTCAAAATATAATATAGCTATATTGTTACCGTCTCTTCTTCCATTATACTCATAGTTATAACTTTCAGTACCTGGAAATTGCTGTATTCTTTCTAATTCACTATCTGTTAAGTGAGGAAATTCTTTTTTAACTTCACTTAAACTTATATATTTAACTTCACCTACATACCATAAATCTTGAAAATTAGGATCATTAGTGTAGGAATAAACTAAATTAGCTGGATCTACGTAGTCAACTGTAACACCTTGAGATAGGTTAAAGTTAGTTTTTACAGCACCAATACCTAACACTACTAGATCTTCAGAAACTCTTCTTCTTGTTAATTCGTATTTATTAAAAGCCAATGTGTTTGTTATAGCTTCTTCTTCCGCTATTTCTATAGATTGTTTATATGTTAATTGCATATGAACATTCAACTCCTCTTGATTCTCTGGTAACTCTTCTGGATTTGAAGTGCTATACAACTCCATACCCGTTACATTTTTTATCTTTTCTATAAGAGACTTTGCTTGCATATCTCTCATTAAAGCAGAAGCGTATGCTGTTCTTTGTTTTAACGATTCAGGATCTTGTGCATAAGCTTTTACATCATATAACTTACTATCCATTCCATTAACAACTATATCTACGAATTTTGGTATAATTGGAACTGGTTTCCAATCTAAATTCAAATAACTTAAATCGCCGTTTATTGCAAGTTCATCTTTATATTTTTGTACAGATTGTTCTCCCCTAGCATACAACCTTAGCATTCTAAAATTATTGAAGTTAGTGTTGTACCTGCCAGACACTGTTGATCTAGTACCACTAAACCAATCTCCTTCAATAGCTCTACCTACTTGCTTGCCGTAATCAATACTTGCTTTGACCTCGTCAGGTACCACCTGATCTGGAAAAGAACTACCATTGTAAGTTTTTATTTGCATCTATTTTATTATTTGTGATAAACTTCCTTTGTTATTATATTTTTTTATACCTAAACAAACCTTTTTAACAGATCTGTCAGCGACTGGTTTATATCTATTCTTATTACAGGCCATTATTGCTAATCCAGAGCTTATAGTTGCATCGTGCTTTGTCCTGTTATTTATATTAAATGTTGCCCAATCTTCTAATGTTTTTTGAAAATACATATCTCCCATGGATCCTTCTACTTCACCAACATATGTTTCTATGTAACTTTCAATAGCTGCAGCATGTGCTTGTTTTATATCTTCGCTTGAATTAGGTATTCCACCTATTTCTTTCTCCGTTGTAGATAACTTATTCCAAATCTTATCAGGTCTATTCATACTAAAGCCTCTATAACCTCTTCTTTTTAAATAATATAAAAATCTAGGTTTGTTATTCTCAGCTAATATAGGCATACCATAAAAATGTAAAGCCATGAGTATTTCTTCAAAAAATATTTCAGCTGTTTGTGGTCTAGCTATGTATTCTAAAAAAAAGTGATTTGGAGGACAATCCTCCATTGAAAACTTAGTTAATCCATGAAGTGATCCGTTAGAACCCTTACCGTCAACAGTACCAGAAATATCGTAACTATCAAGACCAAAGGCTCCCATATGATCGTTTGCTGGATATTTAATACCATTTTTTATTATTATATTATTTTGCAATGTAACAGGAGGAACCCATGATATTAAGAATCTACCGCTATCGCTAGGTATAAATAATACTCTTGAATCTTTAATTCCATTTTCCCACATAAAAGCTCCTCTAGTGGTAGACTTTATGTTATTTACTTCGTGGTTATAATCTATCTGTTGATATATTTTAGTTAAGTTAAATAAACTGTCTTTAGTTTCGTCTCTAAAAGCATGAGCTTCAGTTCTTGGAAATTGTCTATAATATTCATTTAAACTATCACTATCATTTTTTAATCCTTCAACTTCGTTTTCCCAGTGTTCGATAACTCCAATTTCAATTGGTAAACCATCTCTTCCAATTTTTTTATCTTCGCTTGAAGTGAATACAGGTAATCCAAAAGTATCCATGAATCCTTCGTAATTCCATTCCATAGGTATGAAGAAAGAATAGAGTCCGCTAGACGTTTGTCCATTTCTATTTCTTTTTGTAACATCTGAACTGTAGTAAAGTTTTTTGAAGTTATTTCCACCTTTATCTAATGCGTTTGAAGTTGAGCCCATCATACACTTGCCTACTATTCTTCGGCCTAGTCTTAGTGTAGTTTTTGTAACTCGCCAGTTGTTTAATATATTGTCCGGTCGTTCCCATTTTCCTGATTCGTCGTGTGCTAATAATTTTAATTTCTCACCATCGTAAGAGTTGTCCCCCGTGTTTTTCCAGTCTATAGTTGTATCAAGACCTTGTAATTCTCTAAGTTGCTCGTTAGTTTCTAGTTTACGTCGAGTAAGCTTTGAAGCTGGGACTCTATACGCCAACTCGGTTTTTGGACGGTCCATACCATCTTGGATTGGCTTGAAGAAAAACGGATAGTTAACGGATATTGGTACAACTTTATCTGTGAACATTTT